AGGAGGACGCTCGCATAAGGAGATTTATGCTGGAGTCTGTGGTGGCGGCCCACGTCCTCATTGGTGGTGTCCTTTATGAGACAGAGAGTGGCGGTCAAGCTGGCGCGGTCGGCACGACTATCTTTAACTGCTTCATGTGTTTGGCTATGCTTTGCCACACGTACTCGCAAGCAACAAAAGGCACCATTTATTGCACGGTTAGCCAGATGTCCACGCATGTGAAGATGAAGATATACGGGGACGACCACGTCGTTGTGCCCTCGCCTGCTATATCCCATCTGTTCAACTTCGACACCATATCTCAGGGCATGGTATCCATGCACGTGGAGTACACACGTGCAGACAAGCAGAAGTCTGGGCCACCCCTCACTAATGTTCTGGACCTCGAGTTTTTGAAAAATACCACGAACAAGATCAACCATGTATTCTGCTATAGGGCCACTCCTGATAGAGAATCGGTGTTGAAGAGTTGGCTTTTTGTTAAGAAGAAACTCAACCCTTTCGTGGCAGTGCTAGTTAATGTAAACATGGGGCTTCGCAGGCTGCACGGCGCTGGTCTGCAGGTTTTCAATGTAGAGAGGGCTAAGGTTGCAAGCGCCCTGCAAAGGGTGGGCATGCGCAACTTCCACCTCTTGACGTACCATGAGCTCGAGGAGCACTATCTCGCTGGCACTTTGTCAGTAGATGATGAAGATGATCTCGATCTGATTCCTTTGGGTTACACCCTTGCACCTGGGACTCTGGAGCCTGTGTCCCGTACGATAGGTTGTGTTTATGAACCCTGTGGCGTTCATAGCCTCAGTTCTGCTGTGCGAGGACAGGAGATTGAGACGCAGTCCGCTGCTGGAGGGGGCATGGAAATGAACGAGCCCATACAGGTAGCGAACATGGGTGATGCCGATGTAGTACAGGAGCCCATGGTGCCTGATGCTCAGCCTGACCTTGAAAAACATATGGGCACATATGACTCGGTCATGACGTTCCTCAAGCGAATGGGAGGGACGTTCTCCTTATCGGCTAACACCCAGGTGCCAGTCATGGAGATCCTTATGAGGTCAAAGCTTCATGCGTGGTACATGAGCTTGTACAGATTCCACGCTGGGTCGGTGTGCATATATGCCCGGGACACTGCGGCTGACGATGACAAGTTCATAGCCACTTGGG